GCTGTTGGTCAACAGGCAATACTACATGGTGCACCGGCTGGTGTGGAAGCTTGTCATGGGGGACGATCCGGTTGGCGTGATCGATCATGTCAACGGTATTCGTGACGATAACCGGATAACCAACCTGCGAGACGTTTCACCGCTGGAGAATGCCAAAAACATGGTGCGTGGCCGGTGGAAGCGCGTGCTTGACGACCGGATTGAGGCGATCCAAGCCAGAAAGGAAGAGCGCGAGCGGGCCCAACTGGCGCGGCTTAAGGCAAGGTATGAACCGTGAATGGGCCGCCTTTGACTCACGTTGCCCGCTGACTCGTCGGAATGGGAGGGCCTATATCGGACAGCGGACATAGGCCCCCGACTCACCAGCGAGTCGGTATGGCCCCGCATCCGCAATTACTCCACGGCGGCAAAATAACCGACCATCCAGAATAACAGGGGAGGGCTATTCCAGACTAGCAGGCCAGTCCAAGCCATAACGGACGACCAATTCAGTCAATTCGGCGCGCAGAAACTCGATGTAGTCGGCGGCCTTAGTCAATAGGTCTTCAACCTGATTAGTGCGACCGCCGTTATTGGCCTCGTTCTCCCAACTGGCGGCGTTTTCGCGCAATTCATCCACCAATTCATCCACCATGTGGCGCGTTTTTGGCGCGTCCGACGGGACATTAAGGGCCTTGATGATAGCGGCGACGTCGCCAATGACTATTAGCCGCCGGTCATGGTCGTCGAATACCAGAAAAATCTCCGACCCGTCCGGCTTGGCGACAACCAGGGTCCGGTCGTAATTGGCCCGGTTAATTTGGGCGCCAGGACACGCGGCCCGGATAGCCCGCTCCGCGTTATCAACGTCCTCGTTTGTGTAGCTCATAATTCTACTCCCACGGCGGCGGCCGGCCGATTTGCAGCCAGGCCTCCAGCAGGTGCTGCAGGGTTTTGGAGACCGGGTGGCCGGCCTTGATCTTGAGCATGTGGCCGACGCTGATTCCGAGCAGGGCGGAGGTAGTTTTGCTGGCGTGACTAAGGCCGAGCTGGTCCAATGCCGCAATGTATTGTTTTGTGCTCATTGGTTTTGGTGCAGTTGCTGATTTTGGTGCGGTGGTTTTGGTTTTGGGGCGAACGAGGGTCATAGTCAGCCCTCCGCCATATCGGCGAGCGCGATGGCGAGCGAAAACCCTTCAGCCTCGATGGAGTGGTAGCAATAGAAGTTCTCATCCTGCCGGATATTCAATTGCAGGCAATAGCTGCCGGCCTCTTGTGCCGTCCCGTAGCCGTAAAGCGACTGGCGATTAGGGGCGGTAAACGCGAACCAGGTCTCGGCTTCGCCTTTTTTCGTCATGGTTTTGGTTTCCCTACCAGTTTACGGATTGCCAGGCGCCGCAGCCGGCGCTCGAAACGCTTCATTTCGTCATCGCTGGCGCTGTGGATGAAATCGGCGATTTCCTGGTCGCGGGCGAGGTCCGCATCGACGCTACGGGCGCGCGGCCTGGTTTTGGTCTTGCGCTTGGTTTTCTTGGTCATGCTTTCCCTACCATCCGCCTGCGCGAATGCAGGCAGTTGCAATTTGGCCGACCATCCAGAATAACAGGGGGTCACCGCGTGGCCGTGCGGGTGGACCCTACCAGGCCCTGCGCGGCCCGTGGTGATAGAGCCCGGCGGCCGCCAAGCTGCCGGGCTCGCCTGTTTCACTGCTCGACTCGGTCGTGCAGGGCTACCGGAAAGCCGTGCTCATAGCCGCTTAGTTTCTCGACGGCTTCATTGAACCGACTGTCAGAGGTCGTGATGTAGGCCCCGCCGAACATGCTATGGCCTTTCAGGCTGACCGGCTTGCCGACGATGTTGCCCCAACGCAACTTGACCAACTCAACGGCAGGCGCATCAGCCGAAGGCTCAAAAGGCCCCTCGATGTTGGTCACCGTAACTTTCTTGAACTTGGCGCTCAGGCCATTGTTGGAGCAATTGCCTAGCGGGCTGTCGTAGACGTATGCGATTAGACCCATTGTAGTCTCCTACCAGTGGTGGTTTTGATGGTTAGAACGTGCCGCCGAGCACCCCGCCCCAGAGCAGGACGGTGAACACGAAGGCGGTGAGTGAGAGCAGTGATGCGGCCTCGAGGCCGATCAGGACGCTGAACCAACATATGTTTCTAAGCATGATATTCCCCTACCAGTAAGCCGGACGCCAATCCGGTTTTGAATGAAGTATTAGCGGTTGTCGTCCTTGGCCTCGAACACCTTGTACTTGACCAAGTTCTTGCGGCATTGCTCCAAGATGGCCTGATTGCGTTCCTTGTCGCCCTGCGCCGTCCGGGCGAGGTATGCGCGCATTGCGTCGTTCATGATGTTTCCCCTACCAGTGTGAGTGTTGGCAATCCTGCCCATAGCGCCCCCCGGTGCCCCGAGGGCAGGCCGCAAGGGGCTACAGGCCGGGATCAGGCCACTAGTTCACGAATATCGGCCGGCAGACCGGCAATCCAGCAGGACTTGGCACGGCCGCCAAAGTCATTGGTTTTCGAGGTGAAGTCCAAGGTGACATATTCGCCGTCCGGACCGGCATAGGCATAGCCCCACAGTTCCTCGCCGCAGGGGCGGCAAAAAACGCCGTGGCTACCGCGATATTCCCAGCCCGGCTTAGTGTCCAACGCCCGCATGATATCGCCGCCTACGTCGCCGTATACGCGGAATGAAATTTCGTTTGCCATTGTCTTGATCCCTTCCAGTTTGAGTTTCTCCCCCGCCAAGGGGAGGGCAATCCTGCCCCATAGCCTGCCACGGCGGACCCTCATGTGCATGAGGGCAGGCAGGCTACAGGCCGGGATCAGACCGGCGTGCAGTCCGACAGCACGAACCGCATGGTCTTGCCGCTAATGTCCAGTTTAACGCGGGCAATTTCGCGCGGTTCGCTATCGGAGGCGACCCAATATGGTCTTTCCATGTAGGTCGACACGACCTCGCCATAGCGATCGCCCATCATCCAACGGTCGGTGTAAGCAGGAATTTGTACACGCATTTGAGTGATCCCTTCCAGTTACACGGCGCGCCAACGCCGTTTCAATGTCTCCTCGTGTTCACGAGGACAGGCACACCCTACCTATCGCAATATCATATGTCAACAGGATATGTGGGGATAATGACAATTATTTTCGGTATCGCGACTTATGCCCATTCCATGCGGGTTATTCAGCATATATCGAGCGTCGTTCCTTCACCTTTCCACATGCCGAACAAATTAATTTAGCGGCGCGCAAGCGGCGCAGTGTTATCGTCACCATGGCGATATGCTCGCAGTGGTCACAGGTCAGCATCCAAGCTCGCACCTCATCCAACGGAAGGCTTGGTCTGCTGATCCCAACGCGCCTTGGCTCTTTCTGCCAATTGCCGTTGGGCCTTCTTGGTTTCGACCAGGCGCGGGCCATTGCGCATTCCTCCCCGCCAAGCGGCCGCTAATCGCTTGGATCGCACTTGCTGCCAATTGATATCAGCGCACTTTATCCAATAATCGACCACTTGCAGCGATACACCAGCCAAGTCGGCGACCTCATGCGGCCGCGCCAATCCGCGCGCCAGCAATTGCAGACCAACGCGTCGTGCCTCACGATCCAACGGCATGGCCAAGCCCAAATTAGTTACAATTGATAATCATCAAAACGGTCAAATGGCCCGTCACCAACGCACCAACGCAAAACTCCAATAAAAATGGGCATTTCGTCCGGTGCGTTGTCGCGACCCAGAAAAAAAATATGGTCCTCGCGCGTCCCGCATCGCGCGCGCAGGCTTATCTTTCCACAGCGAAGCGCGACTAGCGCAAGCGAGGACCAGCTACAAGCGATAGCGCAGGAGCAACCGCGCATAGCGGTCCTTGGAACGATAGTGACAAGCCTCAATGCCTCAACAAGCCGCTAAACAACGCTTCGAACCATTCGGTCGACCTTCCATTATCTCCCAGCAACTCAAAGACGATATCGTCGCAAGAATAGCGGCCGGACAATCGCTCAATACGATATGCAAAACCGAAGGCATGCCGCATATCTCAACCGTGTTTGATTGGTTGAAGAGATACGGAGACTTTGCCGACAGCTACGCGCGCGCGAGATCAGCACAAGCCGATGCAAAGTTCGAGGCCATCAGCGATATCACTGAACAGGTATTGCGTGGTGAGATAGATCCTCATGCGGGTCGGGTGGCGATCGATGCCTACAAGTGGCAGGCTGGCAAGCTGCGGCCGTCGGTCTACGGTGAGAAGATCGAGCACGTGATCAAGTCCGGCAACGCGGCCGACCTCACCGATGACGAGCTCGCGAGGATAGCACTCGCTGCCGCTCCTGCCCTGCTGCTGACGGCTGACCCGCAGCCAACCACCGAGTGCAACACAGATGCGACACAGGACGACTAAGTCCTTGATATCCCTAGTGTTGGCAGCGGATATTGCATCCTCAACCAACCCTATTCCTGCCCGGACACGAGGCCGGGGCGTATCCCGAAAATGGGGCGGGGGTCACAGTGTCTTGTACGTGTACCTCTCCCCCCGCTGATTCCCACGGTTCTACCGACAACGACCTTGCCCTTCGGTTAGTTGGGGTTGTGGTAACCCGTCTATTTTGGCTTCCGCTCCTGTGTTGCGTTGTCAGCCGTTGTGGATCGGCGTCCACTGACGTTCGGACAGCCGCTTGCGGTGAGTGAGAGCGCCTGCGCGATCACGGATCACTTAACGGCTAGCGGTAGTCGTAACCGGCGTGTTTGGGTGCTGTGGTGATACCTGTTGCATGTGGTGCTCCCCGCGCTTTGTTCAGTGATCCGCTGTGGTATGTGACGAAGGACGGCGACTGGTCGTGTTTAGCGTTATACGAGCGGCATTACAGTTGTTATCGTTATCGTGATGGTCGGCGGCGGAGTCAGTTTGTCGGTCCTGGCGAGCACATTGTGTTGCGGACGGGGGATGGCGATGCGGTCTTTGTTTGGCGAAAGTTCATTGATGACAGCGGACAGCGCGGGGTCAACTGCGCGGTCTTCCGGAACGAGAGTGGCCACCGCTCGTCCGAGCTTATCCGACAGGCTGACGCCGTTGCTGATTGCGCGTGGCCTGGTGAGAGGCATTACACATACGTCGATCCGCAAGCAGTTAGGAGCAGCAATCCGGGCTTCTGCTTTATGGCCGCTGGATGGAGGAAGTGTGGAGTGACCAAGCGCGGGCTCTTGGTGATGGAGCGCGATGGGCTGGAGTGCTGAAACATGGAGCGGTGGGCGCGCGGTCTGGACCCGCGGTTTGTGAAGTTTCTGCGTGCGTTTGGGCGGGCGTTACAGCCTGCGATCGAGAGGGAGGTTGCGATGCCATTGAAGTCGAAGTCTCAGGCCAAGTTGATGCGGGCGGCGGCGCACGATCCGGGGTTTGCTAGGCGGGTAGGGGTACCGGTGAAGGTTGCGAAGGAGTTTGTGCGGGCTGACCAGGGGAAGGCGGTTAGCAAGGGGAAGCCCAAAGGCAAGTGATGGTGTGATGGGCGAGTTGGTCGAGCGGGTACGTCGGTTGACGCGGGAGCGGCGCGAGTTGGTTGCCGAGCTCGAGCGATTGCGGGCGGTGTTGGCGAAGCGGGGTGGATTGGCGGATTATTACAATTGGCGGCGGCCCTTGTTGGTGCGCGGTCGCGGGGTTTATTCGGCATGGGGGGTAGACCAGAGGGAACTGGTGGGGCGATGAGTGAGACGGTCGGCGACCGGTCCTCGACGGTGATCGGGGAGGGTGTCAGCGGTTATGCGGCCGTCACGATGTTGCAGCATCGGCGGGCGGTGCGGCGGAGTTTTGCGCAATGGTGTCGGCATCGGGGGTATGAGCCGGCGTTGCATCATCGGTTGATCATCGACAGTGTTGAGGAGTTCTTGGCGCCTGGCAGCGAGCAGCAGGTGCTGTTGATCTTTGCGCCGCCGGGGTCCGCAAAATCTTCCTACGCATCGGTGCTGTTGCCGCCGTGGTATTTGGCCAACCATCCGCAGGACGGGATCTTGTTTGCGACCCACAGTGTGGAGTTTGCCGAGCGTTGGGGGCGGCGGGTGAGGAACGACATTGCGGTCGAGTGGAAGACGCTGGGGATTGCGTTGTCGGAGGACAACAAGGCGGCGGGGCGCTGGTCGCTGCAGTCGGGCGGCGAGTATTACGCGGTCGGTGCGGGGACGGGGATCAGCGGCTACCGGGCGGACTTGGCGATCATTGATGACCCGTTTGGTAGTCGTGAGGATGCGTATTCGGAGACGGTGAGGAAGGGGCGGTGGAATTGGTATCTCGACGACTTCAGCGCGCGGTTAAAGCCGGACGCCAAGCGCATTGTCATCGCCACGCGGTGGCACGAGGAGGACATCTCCGGGATGGTCCTGGAGCAGATCAAGCGCGGCGAGATTAGAGGAAAGGTGATTTCGATCGCGGCGATTGCGGAGGAGAACGATTGTTTGGGGCGGAGTGTGGGGGAGTATTTGTGGGACGATCCGCAAGGCTACAATTACGGCGAGTTCCTGCGGGCGCGGCAGCGGGAGACGAGCCCGATGATGTGGTCGGCGTTGTACCAGCAGCGGCCGGCGCCGGAGGAGGGCGATTATTTCAAGGCGGAATGGCTGGCGCCGTATACCGAGATGCCTGAACGCTCCCGCATGCAGATCTATGGAGCCAGCGATTATGCGGTGACGGCCGATGGCGGTGACTTCACCGTGCATTGTGTTGTCGGCTTGGACCCGGACGGCAAGATGTATCTGCTCGATGTTTGGAGAAAGCAGGCATCGGCGGATGAATGGGTAGAGGCGTTCTGCGATCTGGTGAAGAAGTGGAAGCCGATGGCGTGGGCCGAGGAGCAGGGTCAGATTCGCGCTGGCGTGGGCCCCTTTTTGGATCGGCGGCAAAGGGAGCGCGGGGCTTGGGTGGCGCGCGAGGGGTTTCCGACCCGCGGGGACAAGTCGGTCAGAGCGCAGAGCATCCGGGGCCGGATGGCGCTCGATAAGTTGTATGTGCCGGAGCGCGAGCCGTGGTGGCCGGCACTGCGGTCGGAGCTGCTGACGTTCCCGGCCGGCAAGCACGACGATTTTTGTGACAGTTTAGGTTTAATTGGAATGCTGCTTGACGTGATGGTGGCGGGACGGGAGGCGAAGCAGCAGAAGAACGTGGTCAACATCGGCTACCGGCGGCTGGAGCGCCAGGTCGAGGGGTTCAAGACGTTGTAGCCGTCGGCGTTACAGCCTCCGGTTTCTCCTTATATATATGCAGCGTGTGCGAGGGGGTTTGCTGACGCGGCCCGCCGAGGGTCTAAGCCGACGTTCGGGCGGGTGGGCCCAGCCGCGCCAGGCTGCAGTTTAGTACGATAGCGGACGTTTAGTCACCCTATCCATTCCGGCAGATGCGTGAGGCGACCCCGCGGCTCCTCCCCGCTTGCGCGAGGGCTTTGGGACCGCCTCCACGGAGGTTCCGGCACGCGGCCGGACGTAACGGGGTCCGCTTTTGGCTTCCTAGGCTAGCCTCGGCAGCATGTACGTTACCCTGCGGACGGCCACGCCGTTTAGGCCGTGAGGTCAGTCTAGCACAGGGTCGGAAGGGAAGCATCCCGCGGGCGGTCACGTCGCCTGGCCTTGCGCGCATTCTGACGTGGGCTGGCGATGGGCAACCACCGCGCGGGACCGGCATGATCTAGGACCGCCGGCGGCCTTGTACAAGCACCGTATATAAGGTGTGGAACAAGCCGTGAACGGTTCACCGCGCGACATTGGATAAAAACAGGCCGTCCAGCCCGGTTTTATCCAATGTCATTCCGCCTCGGTGCGTTGTCGCAACCCCGCCCGCGGCCGACCGTGCCAGCGTTGCAAGCCATCTCTACCTCGGAACAACTTGGGCGCCGGTTTCGACTAGCCCTCCTGGCCGGCGCCTGCCCTCGCAAAAGCGGGGGTCCCCTTTGGAGTATCCCCATGGCCGAAGAAAAAACCGCCGCGCCCAAGGAAGAAGTCCCCGACACCGCCGACACCATCGTCAGCCGCATCGAGGCCAACGTCGCCAAGATGCACACCGCAACGCCCTCCGGCATCGAAGCCATCCAGGCCGAAATGACCACCGATCTGGAGAAGCTGCGCGCTACCGCGCCGCCACCAGCCAGGGCCACTGCTACGTCGCACAAGGCCAAGGACGACGATGACGACGAAGAGGAAGAGAAGCACGGCCGCGGCAAGCGCAAATAACGGCATCGGGAGGGGATAACTCGTGCCGGCCGCCGTCATCGCGTTCAGTCCCAGCCGCTCGGCGGACTCCTCGGTGCTGCCGGTGAGCGAGGACGAGGACGACGGCCGCTATTACTCGATCTCGAAACTGCGGCGGCAATATCTCGACTTTCTCGGCTCCAAGTCGTCGGAGATCCACGAGCAGAAGCAAGCCCGCCGCTATGACTCGGGCGACCAGTACACCAAGGAAGAATTGCAGATTCTGAAGAAACGCGGCCAGCCCGCCGTCGTCTTCAATATCATCCATCCGAAATACAACGCCGTCGTGGGCATTACCGAGCGGTTGCGGCAGGACCCCAAGTGCTATCCACGCACCCCGCAACATCAGCAGGGCGCCGATCTCGCCACCGCAGTGCTGCGCTTTGCGCTCGATAGCAACGACTGGAAGGGCAAGCACCCGCCGGTCGCCCGTTTCGGCGCCGTCGACGCCATTGCCGGCATCGAATACGACCTCGAGATCGGCGACCAGGGCGATCCCGACGTGCGTATGCACATCGTCTATCCGGATACGTTTTTCTATGACCCGCGCTCGTTCGACGAGGGCTTCACCGATGCCCGCTTCATGGGCGTCTCGAAGTGGGCCGATCCCGAACAGGTCAAGGAGATCTTCCCCGACAAGGCCGACGCGATCGACTCGCTGCTCGAGCAGGGCACCGATCTGACGCAGGACAGCGATCGCGAACTGGTCTGGGCCAACTCCACGAGCAAACGCGTGCGGCTGGTCGATCACTGGTACATCTGCGACGGCGAATGGCGCTGGTGCGTCTACATCGCCAACACCAAGATGGACGAGGGCCGCTCGCCCTACACCGACGAACGCAAGAAGACATTTCCCAAGTACCGCATGTTCTCCGCCTCGATCGACCAGGACGGCGATCGCTTCGGCTTTCACCGGCAATGGAAGGACCCGCAGGACGAATACAACATGCGGCGCTCGAAGGCGCTGCATCAACTGAACTCGCGCCGCATCCGCGCCACCAAGAACATGGTCGACGATGTCGAGATCGCACGCCGCGAGGAGGCCAGAGCCGACGGCTGGATCGAGTTGAACCCAGTGCCGAATGGCCAGTACATCGCCGACGACCAGCGCCAGATGGCCGACATGCGCGCCCACATGGAACTGATGAACGCCTCGCGCGAGATGATCGAGAATTTCGGTCCCAACCTCGCGCTCTTGGGGCAAGGACTGCAGGACTCAAGCGGCCGCGCCATCGCGCTCCTGCAACAGGCCGGCATGTCGCAGCTCGGCCCCTACATTTCGGCGCTGAAGAACTGGAAGATCAGGGTTTACCGGGACTTGTTGAACATCATCCAGCAGCACTGGACCGCCGAGCGCTGGGTCCGCGTTACCGACGACGACTCGCTGCCGCAATTCTTCCAGATCAACAAACTCTCGGTCAACGAATACGGTCAGCCGATCATCGTCAACGCGGTCGGCTCGCTCGATGTCGACATCGTGCTCGACGAAGGCCCCGACGTCATCAACATGCAGGCCGACGCCCTCGGCGTCTTGCAGTCGCTCGGCCCCAACTTCGCGCAGGAGTTCCCCGAGGTCGTGCTCGAACTCACGCCGCTGCCGTCGCAACTGAAAAAGGCGATGCAGGCCAAGATCCAGCAGAAGCAGAATCAACCGCCGCCACCCGATCCGAAAGTGCAGATGCTGCAGCAGCAACTGCAATTGGAGGACATGCGCGGCAAGCAGCAAATGGCGCTCGAGCAACAGCAATTCCAGCAGAAACTGGAGTTCCAGCAACGCCAGCACGATCTCGATCGCATGCTCAAACTCGACATGGCGCGCATGGCTGACGAGCAGGATCGCCGTCAGCACGCCGTCGATCTGCACAACGCCCACCTCGATCGCTCCGCCGACATCATCAAGGCGCACCGGCCGCCGGCCACCAGTGTCGCCTATGGCGACTTGCCGCCCGATGGCCAGCAGCAATTGGCGGCGCAGGCGGGCTTGGACATCGCGCGACCTGAGCCAGAGCCGGCAGAACCCTCACCACCGCAACCCTAGAGGCCGTCATGGCAGTACCATCAGGCGATCGTTTTGCTAACGTGACCGGCGGGATATCAGATCCCGGCTGGGACGCCTTTGCGGTCACGCCGTCCAACTCCACCAACTTCACCGCGACGGCTCGTGCGCTCTACATCGGCGGCGTCGGCGATGTCACCGTCGTTACCGCCAACGGCAATGTGGTGACGTTCACTGCGGTGCCGACCGGGACCATCCTGCCGATCCGTTGTACTCGAGTGAACTCGACCGGCACGGGCGCCACCTCAATCACGGCGTTCATCTGACAGAGCAATATTGATGCTGGGCCTCGGACTAACGCTGATGCAAATCGCCGTCCGCGGCGGCGCTAGTCATGTCACGGGTCCGCAAATCCTCATTTCCAACCGCACGCAGGACGAAAACACCGCCATCGGTACCGCTATCGGCACCTTCACCGTGGTCGGCGGCACTGGCACCTACACCTTCACCAAGACAGCAGATCCCTCAAGCGCCTTCACACTCACCGCTGGAGTGCTCAAGAACGCGATTGTATTCGATTACGAAACCACGACCGCTTACAGCGTCACTATCCATGCTGACAACGGCGCCGGCTCGACGGTCGATCGCACGCTTATCATTGGCGTCAACGATATCGACGAGGTGCCGCCCGTCATCACGGTCTCGACCTCGCAGACCATCCCGGAAAACTCCGCCTTCTCGCTCACGCTGACCGCCGACAAGGCCGTTACTTGGACGAAGACCGGCGGTGCCGACACCGCGCTGTTCACGCTCACGTCGGGCGTGCTGTCGATGACCGCCAAGGACTTTGAAATCCCCACCGACGCCAATACCGATAACGCCTATGTGGTGCAGGTAACGGCAACCAGCGTGGCCTATGCGCCCGCCACCACCAACGCCACCATCACCGTTACCGTCACCGACGTGGCCGGCCCCACCATCACCTCGTCGGCCAGTTTCAGTACGCCCGAGAATGCCATCTTCTCGACCACGCTGTCGGCCAGCGAGAGCGCGACCTGGGCCAAGACCGGTGGGGCTGACACGGCGCTGTTCACGCTCTCGGGCGCAACCCTCTCACTACCGGCGCAGAACTTCGAAGCCCCGGCCGACGCCGACGCCAACAACACCTACATCGTGCAGGTAAAGGCCACGTCAGTCGCCACCGGCGAAGTCTCCAGTGGCCAGACCATCACCGTCACCGTCACCGATGTGCTCGAGACCACCAATTATCTGCTGCTAATCGACGGCGCCAGTTATTTGGTTCTTGCTGCCACCGGCAAACTGCTGATCGTTGGCGGTGCCTTGCTCGGTGCCGACCTTGTTGACGGTGGCGGCAACACGCTCGTCGATGGAAGCGGAAATACTCTGACCGCCAATTAGGACAACGACCATGGCCGACACCGCACTTGCCTCGATGACCGCAGCTTCAACGCTCGGCGGCACCGAACTGATCTACGGCACGCAGTCGAGCGCCGACGTGAAGATCACCGCCACGCAGATCAAGACATTGGCCGTGGGCGCCGGCACAGTCTCGGTCGCCAGCGGCAAGACGCTGACCGGCAGCAATAGCCTCACGCTCGCCGGTACCGACTCTACCACGATGACGTTCCCCGCCGTCAGCGCGTCGGTCGGCTATCTCGGCCTGCCGCAGAACTCCAAGTCGGCGGCCTACACCACCGTGCTGGCCGATGCCGGCGGCCACATCTTGCATCCCTCGGCCGACACCACGGCGCGTACCTTCACGATCGATGCTAACGGCACCGTCGCCTATCCGGTCGGCACCGTGCTCACGTTCGTCAACCAGAATGCTGCAGGCGTCGTTACCATCCATGTTAATACCGACACCATCCGCTTGGCGGGTGCTGGCACCACCGGGGATCGCACGCTCGCCGCCAATGGCATCGCCACCGCCATCAAGGTGACGAGCACGGAATGGCTGATCAGTGGGACAGGATTGACGTAGCATGAGCGGCATTCTCAACGTCCTGCTGGGAGACAATGCCTCGGCGTCTGGGCCGGTAACCTA